CCGCCGATAGCGTCAACTATACCCTTAACTGCGTTGTAAATGCCTGTCCAGAGCATATTAATACCGTCGATTATCAGATTGATAACTCCTTTGATCACGCCCCAGATTGTGTTCCAGATACCGCTGAAAAAGTCGCATATTCCCTGCCAAGCCTTATTCCAGTCGCCTGAAAATACACCTGTTATAAAGTCTATCAGTCCGCCGAAGGTCTTAATAATACCGCCGATTATATCGCCGATAGCGGTAAATACAGTGTCAAAAACGCCTTTGACCGCCGCCAGTACATTTTTTATCGTGGGTCCCAACGTTTTTACGAACCAATCGACAAACGGCTTTAGAAAATTCCATACTGCTTTTACGCAATCCACGATTTTTGCGACAACGGCAACGACCTTTACATAAACAGGCTTTATTGCTTTGTCCCACAGGGATTTTATAAGGTCACATACCCACTGTATAACGGGCTGTATCCACTCTTTATAGACCGTCAGCACTGTATCACCGACTGAAGTTATAAGCGACTGAATAGCTTCCATCATCGGTTTGCCATACTGCGACCATAGCTTTGCCGAGGTTATCCACAAATCGCTCCATACGCCCTGCAAGGTTGTCAGTATCGGCATAACACCGGTTACAAAAACCTCGTCGAATATTGTCTTGACGGTTTCAAAGAGCGTCGTCATAACCTCTGCGGTCGCCGTCCACTGATCTGTCAGCAACGGTAACACGGTTGTTATCATTGTGTTCAGCGAAGGGAAAATAACGTTATCCCACAGCTGACCGAACACAAGATTAAACGTATCTCCAAGCCCTGAAGCTATCGTACCTATTGACTTAAACGCTGTCTGAAGCGCCGGAGTCAGATTATTTGTAAAATAGTTCTTGAACGGCTCGGCAAGAGTTGCCATATCACTCCAGGCCTTGCTCATATTATCCTTGAAGCCTTCTATAACGGGTGCGAATTTTTTGCCTATCTCCGCAAATATCGGAGCAAAATTTGTGTCGAAATACTTTTTGACGTTTGCAAACTGCTTTTTCAGCAGAGCAAACCCCTTTTTAATCTGCTCACGGATCTTATTTCCGATACCCTCGGCTGTCTTATCGCCCTCGCTGTCAAGTGCAGAGAGATCAGAGGAGGAGCTGTCGCTCTCGTCCTTTGAAGCAACATTCATCTCATCAAAACTTGCAAGGAAACGGCTGTTTTCCTTAGCCTTTTTTCCGACAGCTTCGACCTTTTTTGCCGCTTCAAGCGACTTTTTATACGTTGTGCCGAACAGCCCCGAAATAAAGCTCGCTATAGCTTTTGTTGCTGTGGCAAGTCCGGATGCCAATGTATTAAGCGCAGGCATGATAGCGTTTACTATAGGCGTAAAAGCAACCTGAAGATTGCCCTTTATCTGCTTTACACTGTTGCCGAACTCCTCGTTTGCTCCGATAGCGTCCGACATTACCGACTTTATGCCACGAAACGCCGCATAAAGCCCTGCCATAAGAAACGTAGATTTAAGTGCGGATTTGACACTTTTACCAAGCCCGCCTATTGTCTTGCCGAATCCACCGGCAGAAGTTTTTGCTTTGCCGAGCGATTTTTCAGCGGAAGCACCTACTTTTTTGACCGACTTTTCAAGGTTATCAACAGGTTTTTCTGCTCTTTTGAAATGGCTTGCAAAAGAGGAAGCCAGTTTTTTCACAGGAGCAATGACCGAGTTATTTACCGCCGTGCCTACCGTTTTCAGCGTGTTTTTCACCTTTGAAACAGGCTGTATTATCTTGCTTGCCGCCTTATCGGTCGTTTCCAGCACCTGCTCAATCTTTTTACACCCCGAATCCAGTACGGCGGTAGTTTTTTCTACCGCACTCTGCACTTTTTCGTTTGATGCAGCAGCCTCTGTTACCGCTGTTTTAACCTGCAGCATTTTGTCTATCAGCATCGCTATGACAGGTAACGATTGCAGATTTATGTTGTTTGTGCTTTCAGGTATCTTGTTTACCGCTTCGGCAGCCTGCCGTGCGGCTTCAGCCAGCTTTTTGGCTTCTGCATCCGCTTGCATTGCCTTATCTATCTTGGCTTTAGTAGCTTCGGACTGCTGCTGCAGTTTCAGCATACTTGTTTCCACGGCGTTTATTTTTTCTATTACGGCATTGCCCTTTTCGCCTGCCATGTCTTTATCAGACATTGCCGCCATTTCTCTGTTAAGCTGTTTCCACTTCTCCTGTGCAAGCTCTATTTTTTCGTTAGTCAGCTCAAGACTTTTGTTCAGACGGTCGATAGGTTCGGAAGGAATTTCAAAACTGCCGACATCAATTTCGGGGAGCTCCTCTTTTTCTTTGGACTTCTTCTTATCGCTTTTCGGCTGATAGTTGTTCACGAAATCCATAGCTTCTTTGCTATAACCGGGTCCGAACTCATACTTGTTATTTATCGCTTTGCCAAGGCTTTCTGCTTCCTTTTTTGCTTCCTTTACAGGCTCGACAAGCGCCTTTTCCAGCGTTTCGGAAGCCTTTTCGGCACTTTCGGATATAGAGCTTTCAAGCGTCTTTCCTACCTCTTCGGCGGGCTTTTCGACCTTCTGCACAGCCTTTTCAACGCTCTGCGTCACGGTCTTTTCTACAGCCTTGCCGACTTCCTCAACAGGCTTTACAGCCTTATCGGCGGCTTTTGCCACACTGTCGGTAAGTGCCTTTTCGGCGGTTTCACCGACCTTATCCCACTGCGACTGTATGCTTTTCTGCAATGCCGAAAGCTGTTTGTCAAGCTCTGCGTCTATTATCAGCGACAGGCTGATAGTGCCTACTGACGCACCGTTTCCGTCAGCCATTTACTCACCTCCCCCGAATGCCCTTTTTATCATCATTTCAAGAGCCGTTAAATCGCTCTGTATCTGTTTTGGAGTTTTCTCCGCAAGCTGTTTCTTCGCCCTGAATGCCGCCCACTCCCGCCGTATGCGGTTTTCATACGGCGAAAAGTGTTTGAGCATCTCCTTGTTATCCTCGCTTCGTATCCGCACTGTCTGACCGAGCGGAGTATCATTCATAATGCCGGATACAAGGCTCAGCCAGTCAGAATAGTGCAGATCGTCCTGCTCGGACGGCAGTATGTGATACTGTTTTGCTATCGACTGCCGTATCAGCTCACGGTCATACTCGACATCGTACCAGACTTCATTACTCGTGAAATCGCTCGGTATCTTCCTGTCCCGTCATGGCGGATATTACTATCTCGGACAGCTTCTGATATGCCGCCCACGGCATATTCATTTCGCTTATCTCCTTAGCGGCGGCAGGCTCGAACGCCAGCTTGAACATCTCGTCAATCTTTTCAATGTCCTTCTTATCGCCGTTATTGTAAAGCGCCATTACCTTCTTGACCGTCTTTTCACGATCGTCTACCTTGTAGACCTTTTCTCCGATGCGTATTTCGGGAACGCCTACGAGTAGCTTTTCATCAAGTGTGTACATCTTAGCCATTGTATTTATCTCCTTACTTTGCGTCTGTAAATGTGGGCTTGCCGTCCGACATGATGTCAAACGCAAGAGGTGCTACCGCTGTGGAATCGCCCGATTCCCACTCCGTCACGTTTATAACGCACGGTATTGTCAGCGTTGCGCCGCTGGGGAACGTCCACACTACAGTTGTGTGGCTGTCTGCGCCTGTCTTAAGTGCAAGTCCGGCAACATAATCGTTGCCTGCGTCACCGATGTTTCTCTTGCCGGATACGCTGACGGTCAGCGCCTTACCTGTCACAAGTCTTCTTGTCCAGCCTTCCTGGTCAAAGGGCTTCCACTCCTCGACATTGCCGTCAATGGAAACCGAAAAGCTCTCCATATCGGCAATAGTTACAAGATTCTCGGCTGTCGCACCTGTTCCGCCTGTCTTGTCAATCTTGAACTGATTTTCATATACGGGATATACTCCTGTTTTGTTAGCCATTGTTAATTACTCCTTTCGTAATAAACCGTCACATCAATAACGTACTCGCAGATACCTCTTTCATCTCTGCCTGCGTTATGCGCCTCACTGCAACTCAAAAAGCCGACCGTGTGCCCCCCGGCAGTATAGCCGTGTACATCGGTCAGCTTATCAAGTATTTCGTTTGCCGCACTCTCGGCTGTTGTCGGATTGTCCGTCCAGTGTATCAGTACGCTGATGTGCTTTTCAAGTGTTTTCGTGCAAGGCTTACCGCCTATGCTGATTTTCTTAGGATAGGTGTTTTTTGACGCATACACGCCGATACACTTATCCTGATTTGCGTTTATACAGCCTGCGTATACATTCTCTATGCCGAGAACATCAGCAAGCATATCGGCTGTTTCAAGTAACGTCATACGCCTGTTTTTTCCTTAAAAATTTTTGTGAATGAGTTTTTGACAAAATCCTTTTTGTCACCTGTTATGTACGGTTCAAGCCAGTGATCAGTCCTGCCGTTACGGAATTTAAGTTTTTTATCGGTTAGTTCTTTCTTTATACCGCTCTTCGCCCAAGCACTTCGGGTATTCGGGTCAACCATCAGCTTGCCATAGTAGAGATACCGAGAATATAAAGCACTGTGGTCAATCGTAGCAATGACAGTATTACCGCTTTTTTCCGAACGAACAAATATACCGTTAATAAGGTCGCCCTGGTCAAGCGGTGCTGTGTTCTGTACTTCGGTCACTACCTGTTCCATCGCCGCTTGCGCACTGTCAAGCACCGCTTTTTCAATCTTTGCTATTGCAGCCTTGTCGAGCTTTACGGTTACTTTTATCACTATATCAGCTCCAGTCTTGTGTAATTTACCGTCCCGTCGGGGTTTTTAGCCTTTTCCGAGCCGTATATCTTGTACTCTCTGCTGCCTATCTCCACAGATCCGTCAACTATCGGGCTGTCCGGGGCAATATCTCCGCAGAAAAGAGCCTCGCCAGACAGCGTTATCAGCTGTTTTTCCGCAGAGAGCTTCTGCCGTGCTTTTTCCGAATGGAAGCACTTGCCCTCAAAAATGACCGTCCGCTTCTTCGAGCCGTCACGGTTAAGTCCGTCTGTACGATACACGGTACAAGGCGTTGTACAAACCCTTTCGGGTACAAGTTTCGGATATTTCATTATAACCCCCTGTAGCAAAGCCCTGTCTGCAATAGCGTGTTATAAATCTGCCGTGTTGTAGTGACACCGCAGTAATTTATAACCTTCGAGCTGTCAAATGACATTGACACACCGCTGATACTATAGGAACTGAGCGGACTGTCAAGCAGTTCGGCATTGTCAAAAACAAATGCTGTCTGCTGTGACAGTGCCAGCCTTACCTTATCCCGCTGAAACGCTGTCAGATTATTAAATCCTATAGCTGTTATGCGGTTGAAGGTCAGTGTGTCGATGTCGCTCTCCGCCCTGTTTTCAAGGGCGTTATACCGCTGTTCTGTTATTGCGCTGTCGGGGCATAAGGTCTGAAATTCCGCAAAAGTGAGGTACATTAAGCCTCACCCTTTTTTGCCTTTGCCGTCCTTGCCTGAGCAAGCTCATCACGGAGCTTTGCTATCTCCGCCTGAGCCTTTTCGTATTCGGCATACGGCACGGTAGCCTGCGGAGAATGCTCCATAGCCCCGTTGTTGCCGATGATGTCATACCCCTGCGCAAGATATGACTTCTTCTCGGCTTCCGTAATGGTGTACTGCTTGTTTGCCTTTACTGCTACCATAGTTACCTCCTTAGTATGTTACGATTATAGCCTTTGCGTTACCGGGAGCGGTATTGAATGTTATCACGCCCGATGACTTGTCATAGCTGTAGTCTGTTGTCGCTGTACCGTCCACAGTTACGCCGATGAGCTTTTCGGGCTTGTCGGTCACTGTAAAGGCAGTTGTCGAGCCGTTACCTGTGAATGTCTGCGTCAGAGCAGATACATTCATAATACAGCCGTCAACAAACAGGTGATCTATCGCAAATGTACCGTTGTACTTGCGGTTCTGGTATAGATAGTTGTCTGCCGTTCTGCTGTCAGAGCCGGGAGCAAACAGATGTATATATGCGTACTTATCTCTCGACACCTGGCATTCGGGGTCAATGAGAATGTAGTTTATCTGCTTTGCGCCGACACCGGGCTTACAGCCGTCCGTGAAGTCGTACACGGTCTTGAAACGAGCGGAGGGAACTGTAACGATATTGCCTATATCGTCAACGGAATGGATACGTCTGTCGATACCGCCGCCGCTCTTGATGTCGAGCGTTCTCTGAATACCCTCTGCGTTCTTGAGTATCGTCTTATAGTCTGCGGTGACATAGAGTATCATTCTGTCAAGAGGTACGCCCTTATCTTCAAGTGTCTTGAGGTTCTCGTCAAAGTCCTTGAGGACATTCTCAATCGTGAGCTTGTCGTGCTTTATTGTTGCACCCACTCTTACAGCCTCTGCATACAGCTTTGAGAATGTATAGCTGTCGTGTTCAGGAATTGCCTGCGTCCTGTCGAAACGGCTCTGAATGTTCGCCAGTGATACAACGGTATCGGTTTCGTCAAAGTCCATAGGATCTACTACGAACTCGATAGAACGGTCGTGATCGAGCGTCTTTGTTTCGTAGTTGTTCTCGTATGTACCCTGAGGGAAGCCGAGCGATGCTCTTGTGTGGTCCTTATAGCCGGATACCGACAGAGTGGGTATCTTGATTGTTTTCCCGCCTCTGAGCTGAATATCGGAATTTGAGTGATAGAGAGCGTCAGCCTTTGATTCCTGACCGTAAAGCTCTCTGAGCTGATTGGTATACTGTTCAGCATAGTTGATTGTGTTTGACATTTTTACACCTTACCTTTCTTACTTCTTTTTCTTGATACCGAATGCGTTATCAAGTCTGCTGTTGTCGGGCTTTTCTTCCTTGTCGGAGCTGCCTGCTCCGACCTTGAAGCCGCCCTGCTTCTTGCTGTCGCCCACGTCAGCCTTCATATCGGGATATTTCTTGACTACCGCCGACAGTGCCGAGTTGATGTCCTCGCTTTTGCCGGACTTGACGTAGCTTTCGGCAATAGCCACAGCATCGTCCATACAATCGGGCTTTACACCGAGCGACATTGCGGCTATCTGTGTTTTCAGCCTTAAAATCTCCTCGTCCTTTGCATCGGGAGCTTCGGGTGCAGGCTCAGATTCGGGCTTATCCGCCTTTTCTTCGGGCTTATCGTCCTTCTTGTCCTCTGCCTTGCTCTCATCGGGCTTCTCTGCCATACCGTTATCGTCCGTCTGCTTGTTTTCGGCGGGCTTCTCTTCGGGCTTGGGCTCGTCCTTCTGCTCCGCTGTGGGAGCGGGCTTCTTCTCCTCTTCGGGAGTTTTCTTTTCGGGTTCCATTGCTTTACCTCGCTTTCTTTGATTTTGGGTATAAAAATACCGCCCTCGTGGAGCGGTAAAATTATCAGTCTTTATTTGTAAAAGTAATCGGTATAATCATTTCCGGCAGAAAATTCATTTCATAATGATATTTATCAACGTAAGCACCGCTTACGTCTTCCACTGTGTACATTGTCCAGTCATTCAAATACACATAATCAACCTTGTACACGTTCGGAGCAACTTCTATCGTTACAACCAGCTCGTTTGCTTCGTTGTTTGAAATAGAAAAATTACCAATAAGCTCAAGCACTGGTTTGTCGCTCCTTGCATTGATAACCGACAACCGCCTTGTCACATTGAAGTTATCGGCTTCTTTCTGCACATTGTACGTCACTCTGTCAGCTTCCGTGCAACCACACAGAAGAACCGCCGTCAGTATAAATCCGGCTCCGGAAATAATGATTTTCTTAATTTTGTTCATACTAAAAATCCTTTCGTTCGTATTTTAGATATAAAAATACCGCTCCAAAAGGAGCGGTAAAATTATTAAGTTTGGTTGTGCAATTGATTGCACACGGGTATAAGAAAACCGCTCACTGCTGTGGGCGGTTCTTATCTATTCATTTTTTCTGATTTAGCTTCTTCCAAATCTATATAGCTCTGTATGATGGCTTCTTTCTCTTTTATTTCCTTTGGTGCATCCGCAACAAGATGAAAAGTCTCGTCATAGTAAGGCTTAACTTCATCGTACAATTTAGCTATATTAGGCGTCATTAAAACTCTCATCCTATCACTCCTCTTAACAATTGAAAAACTCGGAATTCAGTATACGTTTCATAATATTTACGCTTATCATGCTGAATTGATGCGTACTTGCTAACAATAATATTATATCCCTTAGCGGCTAATTTGTCAAGTCTATTCTTTGCTTTGCCGTTGATAAACATTATATAATCATCATAATTTTCGGATGTAACGATTCCGAATTCTCTTCTGTATGTTTCTGCGTCCATCCAGTGATACAACTCATGAACATATGAGCTCAAATCATTTTCACTACATGCAAGCTGTTCCATGACGATTGGCATATTCTGTGGTTTATAAACGGTCATATCTTCACAAATAAGCAATTGATTTTCGATGGCACGATATACAGCAACATCCATTGTAGCCATATCCTCGTGGCTGACAACAATAATCTTTGGAAGATTTTCTCTTTCTGTTATTTCCATTTTATCAACTGCTTCTGATATGTTTTTGTCTATCTGATGTAACTTCTTAGGCTTGATTTTTACATTCTCAGAAACGTAAATGGCATTCTGTGTGTTATCGGCTTTGTGAGCTTTAACTTCATAATCACGAGTAAATGTAACCTCATCATTTTTATTTAGAACAACGGGGCGATAACTCTGCACCTTATCGTCCGCTTTTGGAACTATAACCTCAGTATAAGCTTCCTCTGACTTCTCAAGCTCGCCGGCAGTAGCCTCAATATTATTGCTCTCTGAAGCGAGAATGTCTTTTACAGGCTGTTTTACAGTTTCCTGTACGTTTTCTGTCGTTTCGGCAGTTTCAACGGCTTCATCGGCTTCATCAGTCATAGCCGCAGTCGGCGCATTGTCTGTGTCTTCGTTGCTCTGAACAGGCTTTATAGGCTCAGGCTGTACAAAATTCATTGTGTTTTCGTTATTTTCCGGCTTAGAAACGTTATTTTCCGGTTCAGAAACGTTATTATCCGGCTGAGGAATATTAGGCTCTTTATCTGTCGGAACAGGATTTTTGCTTTCGGTATCGGTAGCTTTAACAGGCGCTTCTTCCGTTCTCGGAGCTGTCTGCTTCGGCTCACCCTTACCGCTGTAAATCTTCTCCCTTGAATAATCTCTGCGAAGAACATCGTCGTGCTCTTTGATAAACTCTCTGAGCTTGCCTTGTTCCTCTCGGAGCTTACGCTTATACTCCTTGACCTTCTTCTCGTCCTGCGTGCCCTCAACCTTGCGTTTGAGCGCTCTTATCTTGCGCTCCATAGCCCGTTGCTTTTCTTCGAGCTCTCGCTGTTCCCGTATCTTCTCGGCAGGAATCGGCTGAGGTATCTTTGTAAGCCCCTCTATGTACTGTCCCATAGTATGACGGCAGTTAGGGTGGAACAGCCCGCCTCGGATTGCCACAGACAACAGCATAAACCACTTGTCGCAGTAGTTTGACTTGCCGAAGTCGCCGCTTCTCTCGCCGTTCCATATCGTGAATACATCATCAATGTAAACCTTGCCCTGATACGGCTCGCAGGTTTCTGAACAGCCTCCGTACTGCGATATAAGCACAGTGTCATATCCAAGCTCCGCAAAGCGCTTAGCCGCACCCTGCAACGTACCGCCACTTGCCGTCCTCGCCCTGCTGTAAGTTCCGCTCCCACTCGTCAAAGCCAACATCTGCGCCTATCTCATCGCAAAGTTCCGCAAGCTCTTTATCAAGATCCTCCTCGCTCGGCAGAACAGGGAGCGTTGTAGAACGGCAGAACGGGTGCATAGGCGGAAGATTTACACCTGCCTGTGCGCTGTTACGCTTGAACACCTTACCGTCAAGCTCACGGCATAGATTGCTTGTGCGGCTGTCAAGGCAGGCGGAAAACTCGTATTCGTCAATGTCAAGCTCCTTGTAACCGTACAGCTCCGCCATATTCGCAACGCAGGTGGTTTCCGTCCGGACAAGCCTGCGTGCCTCGAAAGCGCCGACACCGCAACGGCTCATTATATCGTCCGCCATATGCTGTTCGGACTTTCCTGCCATAATGCCCACAAGCATATCGTGCTTCAGCCCGTCTGCAAGTGCGTTTGTGTTATCCCAGACACGCTGGGAGAACATCTGGCCGCTCCAGTTGGTCGACAGGATAGCTTTCACACGGCTTTCGGGGATTAAATCAAATGCCGCACGGTAATCCGCACCCTTTGTTACATCGAAAACCGTCTGCATATACGCACTCTGAATTATATCGCCCAGATGTGCTGTATCAACGCCTATTTCGGCGTTTGCAAGGCTCCGATGTTGTGGTTTTTTTATACATAACGATTTTTCTTTTTGTAAAACGGGTAATATAAAAACAGCACCGTGAAAGTGCTGTTTAAACGTAATATGAAACCCTATCTCCTTTTACCATAAGAAAAACACTCCTGAAATGGTGCTTAATCAATAAATTTGACGGATTCAATGTCATCATCTATTAAAAGTACTGTTGTACCATCATCATCTTGATAACGAATACCGTCTTCATCTTCACCGTCATCATTTGTAACGATACAATCACCGATGCATCGCCCTTTGTATATTGCCCCATCCTTGCAATATACAATAGATTTACGGTCATCAATTTCTAATTGAACTATATATGGTTTCACTACTTATCACCTCTTTCTTTTGTCGGGAAAAATGTTGTTAAATCGAACTCTGACTGAATATAAACCGCACCTACATAATAGCTGTTATTAACCGTCACCTTTTTGCCGTCTTTAAAATAGACAGCGATTTGTGAGCCATCTATATCTATTAATATTTCGCTCTTTTTCAAGTCCGGAATGTTTTTCTCCAAAGCCTTGCATTGCCTTAAAAAATATCCGAATCAGGTGCATTGCAAATCGTATAATCAAACATAATAACTTACTCCGATCCTGATTTTTCGTTTACATTCTTGCTTTTGAAGCATTTTTATTTCCGGCGAAAAAATTCGACAAAAAGCTGTGACGAAATGTTTGTGTTTTGCCGCATCTTCTTCTCGGCAGCCGGAAACGTCCTCTAAAATGTGCTTAAACGTTGTATTTATCTCTTATGGTTTTAATCCGTTTACGAAAAGCTACGGTTAAATCCATAAGTTCTTTTGCTGACCTGTCATCTCGTCCGTGAAAACCTTTATACTTAGATTCAATATCAGCGTATTGTGACTGATATTCTTTTTTTAGCTTTTCTAATTCTTCATAACAACCGTCAGGATAGTTCTGAGCGTTTATATGCGATTCCGAGTTTTTCACAGGCTCTTTTAATTCTTTCATGTTGTTCATCTCCTAACGGCATGAATTACGGATTGTGAAACAGAATATCATCAACTTCAAGCCTTGCTTCTTAATAAAGTTGTACGGCTAAATCAGCAGGTGCCTTATTTTTAATAATCATCGTGTAAAGATATTTCTCGTCACAAGCATACGAAATGTATGAACCGTCTCGAATGCTTTCGATAAGGTCTTCCTTACTAAAGGAATACTGACTTTGTCCCTTAACGTGATTATGGATATTGATACTGCCATCCATTTCATCACCAAGAAGTCCAGTGTTGACAGTGTATTCATCACCATAAACAGTATACATTTTTCCGCTTTTATTTATTACACGGCATTTCTCAATAGGACTGTCTTCTTCTGCAATGAATTTCTTTAATTCGGAAGAAACGACTTTACCATCGTTGATATTAATTTCTCCGTAATTTTCATAATAATGTTCAGATTTGTTAATAGAGTTCCCTTTACCGCTTGACCTTATTATATCATTAACAGCAGAATTGTCAACATCAATAAGCTTCATCTGTCAATAGCCTTGTCAAGCGTAACATCTCCGCCGATCTTTGCCTTTGCAAGCGCTAGTACATCTTCAATGCAATCTGCCGCAACGCCGACAGAAAGTGCGTGAACCTTGCCCTTAAGCTCGGCTATCTCCTGCTTGTTTTCCTCCTGAGAGTTGTCGCTGTTGATGGGGGATTCCGCACCGCCTGATTTTCCGCCGTCAGCCTTTCCTGTTTCTGAATTTCCGGAAGGCTCGGCTTTCTGCTCAGCCTGCGGTTCGGACTGCGTAACAGCTTCCGTGGCAGTGCCGTCCTGTGCACCGCTCTGAGCAGGAGCAGCTGCCTGTTCCGCCTGAGCTGTGCTTTCGGCATTCTCAGCTGCCGATGTTGTGATTTTTTCATCCATAATGATTTTCCTTTCTGTAAAATGGGTAATATAAAAACAGCACCGTTTTAGTGCTGTTTTAAACGTAATTGTAAATTTTCGTATATCAAATTATAATTTCATAAATAACATCAGCGTGATATACACCCTGTTTATCTCGAATAGCATCTTTAAGTATATGCTTTTTCCCGCTGTACTTCTGACAAAATCTATCATAATGCCGCTCTACCGGGTTTCCTTCGATCATTCTCCACTCCAAACGATGAACACAATATGAATTAATCAGTTTTTCCAATTCTCTGAAAACACTTATTCCGATTATTGGATTTCCCTTATCAAAAGAAAAAAGACTGAAACAGTTTGCATTAGAAGAATACATATCAAGGACATAGGAAAAATAACCAATTAGCTTTTTGTCATCTACAATAGCATATTGATATACGCCTTCTCCCTCATCGGATATTTCCGGAGTGGTGAATCCGTTTGATCCTGTATACAAAAACATCTCGTCATCATAAGCATGATATAATATCTGCTTTTTGATTTCATCTTTGTATAAAATTGCCGGTACTAATGCCATACTTTACCTCCTTTTTATCATAAGAAAAACACCCCCGAAAGGGTGCTTAATCAATAAATATTCCTTTTTGAAAATTTATAAATTTTTAACCGCCTTGTTTTCGCAAGGCGGTTAAATTCCAAATTCATCGTAAAAAATATCTATAATTTGCTCAAAGATTTTTGCCTTTTTGTTTGGCTCTCCGTTTCTATCAAAAGCATTGCTTAAATACGCATCTGTGAGTTTGTCATGAATATTCATCAGTTCATCGTCGGTATAATCGGTATCATTATCTAACTCTATACTGTAAGATTCTAACAAATAAATCTGCTCTGAATTAAATTTATCCTTGACTTGAAGCATTGTTCTTCTCCTTCAATTTCTTAACTTTTTTTGAACTTGTTTTCCAACCAGTAGTAAGTTTTCCGGTTGATGTATTTACGGCTACTGTTGCTTTTTCACCGATATATTGTTGTGTATTATCTGCTCTTATTTTACCAATATCAAGAGGATTTGTCAAGGCATCGGACGCATCATCTACGCTAAAATCACGTTGCTTCATTCTTTCCTTAATATGCTTGGATACTTCAGTTATAGTTATTCCGTTTGCGGTTTCAAGTCCTACTAACTTTAAACACTCCTGTTCAAATTTTAATGTCTCTTTATAGCTTGCTGTTGTCTTAGCCGCCTGACTGCGTCCGTATCCGGGTGTTGCCGTTCTGTCGGGCTTTTGATATCACCCTTACATTCCTTAATCATATCGATGTAATTTTCAAGCTCCGACCTTGTAACGTATTTGTCCTGTCTGCCTATTGTGCGTTTAACAAAATATGATATAATGCCGATTGCAGCTGTGATTATTATGTTAATAGTTGTTGAGAGTATTGCTCAGATTTAAATTATATACAATACTTTTAAATGACTTTATAATGTGTAATTTTTATGTATTATATTTAATGTAGTTTAATTGTAACATTTTTGCTTAAAAACAAAAAAGCTTAGCTTAATTACTTTTACGGTAATCAAGCTAAGTCTTAAATTGGAAAAATGTTAATTATTTATAAAAAGCACTTGCCAACCACCTTAAAAGGTGGTATGATATATTATGGAAGGAGGGAAAAGACAGTGTCAAAGAAAAAGAAAAAGCCCACCAAGCTGAAGTACAGCGAAATACTTATAACAGCTTTAATGGACTTGATCATCGGAACGCTACTTTTGATAATCGGTAAAATAGTCGAGTAGCAACCGAGATTTAGGTGTTGAGAGTGAAAACTCCCACCGCTTAAATTGTATCATTCAAAGCGGACATTGTCAATACGGTATGAAAGAAATTTTTATCACGTTAGGCATCTTGCTCATCTCGTTCGGAGCAGCAAAAATCGTATACTGGATTGTAAAAAACGGAAAGAAGGATTGATATGAACTTAAGGCAGCTAAGACTGAATAAGGAACTTACCGTCCCGGCATTATCTCAACTATCAGGTGTTCCGGTAAGGACAATTGAAAACATCGAGCGCAATGGCGATTGCAAAATGTCTACAGCTAAAAAGCTTGCAGAAGCACTTAATGTAACACTTGATGAGCTTTGCACATAACGGCATCGCCAGGCTATTTCAATCCACGCCCTCGTGAAGAGGGCAACCTGTGATTTGCACTGTGATGCTAGAAATATTCCCTTATTTCAATCCACGCCCTCGTGAAGAGGGCGACTAATATTACTGATACTAACGGCGGTAGCGTCGTATTTCAATCCACGCCCTCGTGAAGAGGGCGACAGCAAGCACAATAAACAAGATGCCTGTGCAAGTATTTCAATCCACGCCCTCGTGAAGAGGGCGACCCGAGCGGGATCAGAAGCAGTTCAATTGTACGGGATTTCAATCCACGCCCTAGTGAAGAGGGCGACGGAAGTCCAGTTCATACGCTTGGCTATGTGACGTAATTTCAATCCACGCCCTCGTGAAGAGGGCGACTTAATATTATTTGTTAATGTGTCAATAATACTGTCATTTCAATCCACGCACTCGTGAAGAGGGCGACATTGCCGTATGTGTTTTCATCAGGATAAGCGATATTTCAATCCACGCCCTCGTGAAGAGGGCGACATGGTAATAGCTTTAAGCTGTCCCTAAAGCGTATATTTCAACCCACGCCCTCGTGAAGAGGGCGACTTGACGCTGACCGATTACCTGTGTTCGTTGACGCTATTTCAATCCACGCCCTCGTGAAGAGGGCGACACATTGTTATCAACAAGGTTGACGCAAAGACCGGCATTTCAATCCACGCCCTCGTGAAGAGGGCGACGCTTTCCACTCGTCATAACTCATACCTCCCAGTTTTATTTCAATCCACGCCCTCGTGAAGAGGGCGACGGTTTGAGGAGGGTAACAAGGATCACCCTGAGAGATTTCAATCCACGCCCTCGTGAAGAGGGCGACGGATTTTAAAACTGTTCATCAAGATCATATTTGTATTTCAATCCACGCCCTCGTGAAGAGGGTG